CGCTCTCGATAGGTGGCACTATTTCGCGTCTTTATGCCAGTATCGACAATGGCACGAAGTAAGACGGATTTTGTAATACCTTCGCGCTTGGCTATTTCTTTTAGTTGATCATTCATAGTGGCATCACCGCGAAAGCTGATATGAATATTCCAGTTATGGCCAATTTTAGAGCGTGGCATTTTTATTCCTTTTGATTAGGCTGCTACTCCCAAATTATAAGCGGTAGCGGCTTGCTGCTCATCATGGCAGCGTTTAAATGTTGCTAATTTACCATTAATTTCTACCCAACATAACCAACAGCCATTATTATCAGGGACTAAATAAACTACTTTGTTTTTGATTCTAAATTTTCTCATTTTCAATACCTCGCCGTATTGATTAGAGCCGCTGTTATGCGGCTAGTATGTAATTTACTTACTCACCTAACTTGATAAGGTAAAATCATGTCCTGGTCACAATTGGGGCAACACATAGCGCCACGCTTATCAATAACCTTCTTTATTTGGCTAGCGCTTGTATTGAATTTAAAACCACACTTGATAAGGTCAGGGCAATAGACCTTTAGGTTTCTGTTGTAATCTTTCTTAATGGCACCATCTACCACAATCTCAATTTGTTTCATAATTATATACTCGCCTATAAATTAATTGAGATTGAACAATACAGAATTGTTTAAACAATTACAAGCTTTATGTGTAACAAATTTATATTAGCTAACAGTAACTATAAGGGCTATAATGTAACACGTTAAATAGGAGACTATTAAAGCACTACAATATAGAGGGTAGGAAAGAACCGGAGGCAACAATTTTGCCTATTTCAAACCTTAGTCTATTATTTGGTACTTTATGTGTTACAAATTCGTCAATTATACTGTTAAGGTTGGAGGTGTTTAAACGAAGAATAATAAGTGATGGCGAACAAATGGATAAAGATGTTAAGGAAATACTAATTGTCATGATGAGTTTGTTAGCTTTATGGATGTTGGGTTTCGGTTTTTATATTTTCAAATTTACGGGGTGGGTAGAATGAGCGGAAAGAAGAATGCGGGCATGTTGGCTTTTCTTCATGAAGAGAGCATGTTTAATGCGTACTGGTGTGATGCTGAAGGTGCAGTTGAGAGTCAAGGTAGGCAGCTTATAGCTTCTATTCACCGGGGTTTTCTGGAGAGTGACCCTAATCTACAGCAAATGTTTATTGATGTAGTTACTAAGGGAATCAGTGGTTATATTGTTAAGGAGTTTGAGGGTAGTAATATGGAGATTATTGAGGTTGTCAATCATGGGATGGAACACTGATGAGTAAAAGTGATTATTAGTTTTGTGGTGCCTTGATGGTGGCTGTTGTTATTTTTGAGCATTATGAATTGGTTTTATTACAATTATAAAAAGGGGCGATACCTAATGGACGTTAAAGAAATAGATATACTCAAGGAAGGTATGTTATTACCCCCCCACCCTAATGTTTGCCAGTTATGTGGTTTTGACCATGAACCACCCGCGCCGCATAACTACCAGTCACTTTATTATAAATATCGATTTTTGAAAGACCATGATCGGTGGCCTACGTGGGCCGATGCTTGCGCGCATTGTAGTGATAAGATGAAAAATATAGTGAAGGAAATTGCAGAAAAAGTTGGCGCGTGGGAGCCTTGCGAAAACCCCATAGCAGAGCAAGCTGAGAATAAAAAATGACCTTTCACGTACCCGAAAATCTCAGAGTTAAAGATGGGCCTATGCCCAGTGATGCCAGTTTTGGCAATAATGGGGTGTTTAAATTACGTTTTAAAAAGCGCTATTTAAATGTTATAGCCAGTGATGGCGATGGCTGGGAGCATGTGAGTGTTTCTATGCCGGATAAAATACCCAGTTGGGAAATGATGTGCCTGGTGAAGAGTCGGTTTTGGGATGATGAAGATGCCGTAATGCAGTTGCACCCACCCAAAAGTCAGTGGATTTCTAACCATAATTATTGTTTACATTTATGGCGACCTATTAATCTATCGATACCGTTACCGCCAATGTATATGGTGGGTTATCAATCATTAGGGACATTAGTTAAATGAGCATTTTCGAATATGAAGAGGGCGAGTTAAGCAATGGTTTTGTTGGTTTGCGGGTGAATGTTTCCGTAGGCAGTGAAATAATGCAGAGGTGGTTTTCCTTTCGTGGCAAGCGAAACTCTAACAAGCGAAACACTAGAGTGTGGGTATCAGCCACGAAAGAAAAGCTGATTAGACGTAAAGCTCGTAAGCTGGAAAAGCAGTGGTTAGCAGACCAGGCCGAAGCCCACGAAGAGTATGTGGCCGCAGCGATTCCCACGGCGCGGGGCAATGCGTGTGCTAAAACGGGGATTAGGGGCATTAATATAGTGTATCTCCCCAGTAACGGCCGTTCGATTAAGAACGTTTATTTTAATCCAAATTTTATCGTGCAAGTAAAGAAAAACGGGGTGCTATCTGCCAATACTTTTTCTATTAACCACTGGGGTTTTGATCGGGCTTGGTTTATGGCGGTAGATGCTTTTTGTGCCTTCCACGGCTTTTACCCTGTCGAGTATTATGGTCGCAAGCCTAAAAAGAGCTGTTTAAATGCAGCTAAAAAACATGCAGAGCAGCATTTTGGAGTAGTGATAAAATGATCAAGTTTCGCCCCCAGAGAGGTGGATTAGCAGAGTCAATGGCACTCGTAAAAGAGTATGCCAGCCTTGATGAGTTGATAGAACAATTTGAACGTGAGTTATCGGTTTATTGTTTTAATAAGCCTGTTAATAAAGATACTGTGCATATTAAGCCATATATATATGACGAGCGCATAGGCTGGGACACGCATATTGTTACGCTGGAGGGGTATGGGCCTTTGGGTTTTACGGATGGAGTATTTAATGAGTGATGCGTTAGTTAACTTAATGTTATGTAGGCATCCAGAAACAAAGATAAAGATGGTGAGCTGGGCAACCGATTCGCGGTACGGCCATCACCAAGGCTTTATGTATATTCGGTGCTGCAAATATTGCGGCTGCATTATAAAGGACGGTCGATGAGTGAACCTAAAAAAATAACAGAGATGTACGCCTGGATTTGTACCGAGCCTGATGGCGGGGAAGGAGTACCGGCAGCAGAGGTTAATGGTGTTGCCATGCCTTTGATGGGCGCTGATGTTGAGCGAGCTGAGAGCCTTAGACCGTGGGCAGAGTTTGTGGCAAAGCAGAAAGGTTATCCCGTTAAGCTGGTCAAGTTTACGAATATGGAAGTGATAGAAGTGATAAAGAGTGATGATCACTAATGATAATAGATAAAATACTTAGCCAGCACCGTCGAGACTTTCAGGCGCTATATAAGTGTGAGCATTGTGGCTGGGAGTATGAACGCTACGGCTATGACGACGATCACTTTCACCAAGGAGTAGTGCCTGAATTGCAGTGTAAATCTTGCGACAAAAAAGCCGGTGCTGATTATGTGCCGAGAGAAACTAAGTACAAAGCGTGTGAGGTTGTTTAGTGGACAGCAATGTAGTCGATATAAGCAAAGCTAAGCTAGACAAGCTTATGAACGAGATAACATACATAGGTGGAAACGCCATGTACTACATCTTGGACGAGAACGAAAACCCAGTACCGGCCTCATTAAAACAATGGGCTGAAATGTGTGAGGATTTCAATAAAAGAATCATCGCCAATGATTACATAGATGAAACTAGAGTTAGCACAGTCTTTTTAGGGTTAGATCATAGTTTTATGAGTGGGGCGCCGATAGTTTTTGAATCAATGATATTTAACCACCCGATTTTTGAGGAAGAACAGTACCGTTACTCCACCATTAAAGAAGCTAGGAAAAATCATAAAGCCTTATTGTTTAAGGTGAAGCGGTCACTGGTATTATTAACACCGGATATGAATTGGCGAAGGGCTAAAAAGTGGGTACAGAAAAACCACCCTGAATGGCTATGGGATTGGCGACAAAATGATGGGCGTAAATATTATTCTCGTAGGCATCGAACTTATTTACAGCAGCTTGGACAGCACCGAAGGGATAGAGATAAGTTTTTTAAGAGGCTAAAGAAATGAAAGACCTACTACTAGAACAGGGCTACGAAAACCCAATACAACTACCCACCGGCGAATGGGCGGCAACACTTCCCTTTTTATTTACGACGGCAATTATTACTGACTTTAATAGCATAGGTTATGACCGTAGATGGTGTTTTAAATCACCTGTGCAGGCGCTTGAATCATTAAAGGCATGGGATGGGTTAGATCATCCTAGCGGCGATTGGACTCGTTACATGGGGCCAGAGGGTACATTGAAGTGGGGCACTGATGGCAAACTATACGATGAACACGATCCGATACTGATTAGGCAAAAGATTGAACAAGCCCAAAAGGAAATGCAGTGAAGCAGTTATGCAGCGGTTGCCGAAAACTTGAAGGTTATAAACCCAAAGATGATGGCGCACATACTGCGAGAGTAACACGCTGTGAGCGTTGCGGAGAGAATAAGCCGATTCTGCCCAGTAGGTATTGGGTTAAGGGATAAGACATGAAGATATTTATATTAGTTGGATTGATAATTCTTCAAGGATGCAATTATTCACAAAGGGTGCAATCACTTAGCGATACGGAATTATGTGAAAACCTGGGCTATTATTCATTATATAAACATACCGAAGGAATCAGCCTTACACAGGCGGAGATAAACTTCAGAAGTATCAACAAGAATAATTGTGAAGGTATTGCAAACGCAAAAATTGATCAGATAACTCCAAAATACAAAGTTCAGCTATGCCAAAATCTTGTTGCCTATCACGTTAAGGGTGCTTACGAACACTTTAAAATCACACTGGATAAAATTAAAAATTTAAATTTTGCTGATGAAGAGTGCTATACCATAGCTGAATTTTATCTTATCCGGTTAAATCGAAAAAAAGAAAAGATGCAAGCATTATTTGGAAAAGGCACGCTATTTAATCCATTTCACGTCAAGCTACAATAAAATGGCAAAAAAAATAACAAATTTTGTAAAGGGTTTGAATCATGAAAATAGTATTTTTCAGTGTAGCTATAATTGCCTTCATAGGGCTTGCGTGTATGTCTTGGTGGCCACATGAAAGCAATGACGGGTTAGAGGGGCTTGCAGGATTTTGTATTTGTGGATTTGGAATTGGAATTTGTTTGTTCATGGCTAGTATATGCGCAGATTAACCTAAAAATTTGTAAAATAATTTAAACATAAGAGGGTATAGAGATGGGTAAAGACGAAATTGCGAAGCTTGGTTTGAATATGTATAGACGTGGAGGTGTTGATGCTTTGCAGAACCTATTGGATTCTATAAGTCTAGCTACTGAAGGGCTAACTTCACTCGGGAGAGATGATGTTATTGATTTAATAGAGCATTCGATAAAAGCAACAGCACACCAATAAGGTGAAGTTTATTTGAGCGACCTTGATGCGTAATATAAAATTGTCACTAGGGAGAAATACAATGTATGGCTATTGGGGTAAATTTAAGAAGATTAAAGGCGAAATGGTTAAAGTCTGGATAGGCCCAATGACGCGGGATGAAATGAAAAATCGCGATGACACATACAGGCATAATTTTTCTGAGAAAAAGCCATTAACGGCCTATAAGGGATAAGAATATTAAGCCCTGTATTTAATATATGTAAGGAGCTTGAATCATGCGCGAAAGAGTGACGTATATGAGCGTGCAAGGTCGTCAATTAAAGGTATGGCCCCCTAAAAATCCTGATGAGGGTTATCAGATAGCGGACGAAGGGGGATGGATAGACGGTATTTATGATAGTGAGGAAACGGCAGTCAAGGCGTTTAAAATCACTTTCAATAAAGGTGGCTGGGATACCCTTAGTAAACTAAGTAAAAATATTAATCGTGTTGATACTGGTAATAGACTGATAACCAGTGAAGACCTTCTTTAACATATATTGCTGTAACTAGAGAGTGATTTAAAAAGCTCACTGTCAAGCGTGGATGGCGTCACGCAGACCGCAGGTGAAAGCCTCAACCAAAGCCAGCTCCTACGTATTGGAGCCAGTGAGCCTCTTAAATTACTTTTGTATAACCGGAGAACTATATGGAAATTCCAGAATGTAATAAAAATTGCGCCGCTCATTTTCACATGACCGGAGGCAGGCATCTAAAAATTTGCGATCTTTATAAGTTTGACGAAATCGCTAGTTGGCTTGATTTAGCCCGCACTTATATCTGTACTGGCAATGGCCTTTTTGATCAGGAGTTTGTTGATATGCTTAATAGGAAGCTCAAGCCATTTATCTGTGATACAGAAATGTAAGGAGTTTGAATCATAGATAGCGAATTGAAAAAAATGATTAAACGGTACTGGGCGTGGGTTGAGTTTACGGGGGCCAGCTGGTGTCCAATTGAAACCCGAAATCATATATTGAGCGAGTTACGAATTATGATAAGTAAAGAGTTCAGCTCGTAAAAATGTAGAGAGTGATTTAAAAAGCTCACTGTCAAGCGTGGATGGCGTCACGCAGACCGCAGGTGAAAGCCTCAACCAAAGCCAGCTCCTACGTATTGGAGCCAGTGAGCCTCTTAAATTACTTTTGCTGTAACTAGCGTTAAATACAAAACAATTTGGAGATAAAGTATGAACACTGAAACCAGCCAGAGAGCCCAGCTAAATAAATATATGAGCGGTATTCCCGCTCGCAGGATAACGAAATTTAACTGTAAGAGCTGCGGTGAAGAAATAGAAACTCTTAAGCCAGAAATTGGGGGAGATAATTTTAGCTCATCTTGCTCATGCCCCGATTGTGGCCATCTTATGTTTAAGAATGTTCACAGTAGCGGCCTTGTCATAGTTATGGGTATGCCTTAACTAACAATAATGTAAGAAAACAAATACAACGGAGAACGATATGAAGGTTAATTTTATAAATGTAGGCAGCAATAATATGAGCTGGACTGCTGAAATTGAAAAGCTTGATCACGATCTATTTTACAACGAGGTCAAAAGTAAAATGGCAATTATGTCTAGTGGCATTGATTTTTCAATTGACGATAACGGCATTAACGGCCAAGTAATTGTTGGTGGGATGCGCATTGTTGGTGAATTCCAAATAGCCGCCTAAGACACATAGAATTGTAAGGAATGAGTGTTAGTACGAATATGTGGTGGTGCTAGATCATAAAGCTATAAACGCTCAGGATTGGACACCAGATGAGATGGGCCTTGTGCCGCGCAGTAAACTTCAAAACATCCATTTGGTCTAGCACCCCAACATATTCGTATTGTACCCACCTCCTACCAGGTCACATTCAATTGGAATGGTTAGCCATCCTTGGCCATCGACGATTAGCTGATAGAGGACATTGACGCCTTGTCTAGATCTAAGTTCTTTTTAGCTTCCGCCTTGCCTACTGATCGCATAGTGCCTACATAATTGGATTGAGCAGTATAAACCTGCTGCGAACCCTCGGCACTCGAATCAAAGGCGATTGTAGAACTAGGATCAATACCGAGACTGCCGGCCTCAGCAAACGCATCAATATTGGCAGCAGAGAAAATAAACTCCCATCCGTCCTTTTGCTTTTTCTCAATCAAAGCCTTAATGGCGGCACGGCTAAACTCTTTGGATGCGTTTTCAGCGCCATCAGTAACAATATTAAAGATAACCTTGCCACCATTTTCTACCGGGACGCTTTCGACAAAATTAATTGCCTTACCGATGGCGTCAAGCATTGCGGTCATACCCCGAGGTTTTAACGAATAAGATTTAAAATCGTTAATGTCAATTAGCGGATGCTGAATATATTGGTCATCAAATTCGATCAATATAAGTTCGGCACCACCCTCCACTTCTTTTTGTTCGTTTATATATGTGTTTAAACCACCCTGCGCATCATCAGCGATAGACTGCATCGACCCTGAAATATCTACTATAGCGACAAGTAAATCTTTAGATGGTGAGTTGGTGGCGGTTTTTTCTGGCCTAGAATGAGTTTCTAGCGGCATAATATTTCTCCATTGAGAATAAGAAACGAACAGTATAGAACTTAAACCAATTAATACCCTTGATTTTGTGAAAAAATTCAGATAAGTATTGTGAGTATCGTTTAAACGAGCCTCTTAAGAGGGTAAGACAATGGCTTCAATCAGTTCAAGAAACATGAAAGCCTACCGACATGGTAAGGCCCCTACAGGCACGGCTTCAAGTGATGGCCACCATTCACCCCTGGTCAAGACAAAGCCTGCCAAACAGGCATCAGGCAAGCATAAATCACCCTTCGTGCAATAGACATGCCAAAGCCAAGAGCTTCAGCAAGAAATGCCGATAGAAACCCTAACCTGGGAGTATCAACCATGAAAATGGACTATAAAAAAGGCAGTAAAATGTCTAAAAGCAAAGCGTACGGAAAGATGAAGTCAGGTAATTCAATGACTAACCCGATTCGAGCGGCCAATGTAAAACGCATGGGCAAATCTCACAACCCCATGAGTTACTAGTACCGCATACACTCGAAAGGCAGTGATATGACAGCAAACATTAAACAATTAGCCGGCGCACTCAGTGTTCTGGCTTTTTTGCGTCATGGGGATAGGTAATGCCATTAAAACCCGGGAAGAGCAAGAAGACTATCGCGAGTAATATCAAGACAGAAATGAAGGCCGGTAAGCCGCAGCAACAGGCTATCGCTATTGCTCTCAGTAAGGCAAAGAGAAAAAACAAGCGATAAGCATTATGACGCAAGCGCTGGCAAGTGGTGCAATTTGCTCTCGATAGGATGAGATTGAGTATGCCGAGCGGAATATATGAAAGGATAGGCCCTAATTTTGGTCAGTTTAAAAAAGGGGTCGACCCTCATAATAAAGGGATACAAAGGCCAGATATTAAAAAGAAGGTTGAAAGATTAAAGCTTGGCCTTGAGATTAATTGCAAGCATCACGGATACCATAAAGAGTGGCGGCTTTCCGATAAAATTAACAATGTCCAGTGCAAGATATGCAGAAGCGATTATCAGAAAAAAGATTTAATTAATAACCCGTTAAAATATCTTGCGAGGTGGACAAAGACAAGAGATAAAAGCTCTGAAATAACACAAGATATACTCGAATCGTTGCTTATTGAGCAGGGCAGTACATGCGCTCTAACTGGATTAAGGTTTGATGCTGACAATAAACCATCTATCGATAGGATAGATTCAAGTATTGGCTACAAAGTTTCAAATATTCAGCTGGTCCTATTTGATGTGAATAGAATGAAGAGTGATTTCACGATGGATAAGTTTCTGCATTTATGCTCATTGATTCATTGTAAAGCAGGCAAAACACGCAAGAAGAGAAAGAAATAATGCCGCATAAACTACCTGATAAGCGTGGCCAGAGGGTAAATACTTATGCCTAAGCATGCAGGCGGAAGACCTACTGATTACACTGACGGCCTAGCTGACCTGGTATGTGAAAGGCTAGCATTAGGTGAGTCTATGCGCTCTGTATCAAGGGATGAAGAGATGCCTGCAATGACCACACTTTTTAGGTGGTTAAGAGAAAAGGAAGAGTTTAAGCAGCAATACGCGATAGCTAAACAAGAATCAGCAGAGGCTATGAGTGAGGATTGTCTTGATATAAGCGATAACATTGATGGTAATCCAGTAATGGTTGATGGCAAGCCTCTTATGATTAAAGGTGAGATTGTAAGGGCATTGGACAACACATCTATTCAGCATGCCAAGCTTAAGGTTGATACTCGCAAGTGGCTAATGGCTAAGATGAAGCCTAAGAAGTACGGTGACAGAATTACCACAGAGCATGAGGGCAATATAGGCTTCACTGATATGACAGAGGACATGCTAGATCAGAAGATACTAGAGGTGGAGCGTTTGCTAGAGCAGAGCACAGAAGATTGAGCAAGGCGTTGAAGGTGCAATACCTAAACCTCAAGAAGGCTAAGATTGCTTTAAACGATGCCACTAGGTTCATGCGGGTTTATAACTCCTTCTACGAATGGCAGCACGTATTCAACGCCGCCACTAAAACACACTCAGCCTCTATGCTCATGGCTGCTAACCAAGTGGGCAAGACACGTACAGGATGCTGTATTGATGCTATTCATCTAATGGGTGATTACCCTGAAGATTGGGATGGATACGAGTTCGAGAGGCCTATTACTGCATGGTTACTAGGCTACTCAGGCGAGAAGACGCGCGATTTACTACAGCACAAGCTATTCGGTAGGCTAAAGAACGGGCAGCTTGAAGGGGGTTTAGTACCCAAAGACAGGATCATTGATTACAAGTCTATGACGGGTACTTCAGGTGCTTGCCGTGAGGTTAGGGTAAAGCATGCTAAAGGTATCTCAATCTGTCAGTTCTGGAGCTATAGCCAGGGACAACATGCATTAATGGGTGATGTTGTTGATTGGTATCACATTGACGAAGAACCCGAAGACCCAGAGATATATCCACAGGTTATTACACGTATATTGAATGGTGATAAGGGTAGGGGTGGTAGAGGCATATTGACCTTTACGCCAGAGAACGGCAAGACGGCTATGGTCACCGCATTTATGGACGATCCAAAGCCCTCTATGTTCCTCATGAGAGCTACGTGGGACGATGCTAAGCACTTATCCAAGGATATGAAAGAGGCGATACTATCTCAATACCCTAAGCATCAGAGGGCTATGAGATCGAAAGGTGAGCCGCTAATGGGCAGTGGTCTTATCTATGATATATCTGAAGACACTATTGTTTGTGAGCCCTTTAAGATTCCTGATTACTGGTTTGTTATTAACGGCATGGATTTTGGTTGGGACCATCCACAAGCGCACATACAGCTAGTGTGGGATAGGGATGCAAATGTTTATTATGTGGTTAATGCATGGAAGGGTAGGGAGATACAGCCCTTTGAGGCTTGGCATATTATAAAGCCATGGTCTGAAGGCGTTCCGGTTGCATGGCCAGCTGATGGATTACAGCATGAGAAGGGAAGCGCTAAGCAGCAGAAAGACTATTACGAAGAGGAAGGCTTTAACATGATTGCTGAGCATACTACCTGGGAGGACGGTGGCTATGGTGTATGGGCAGGGATAATGGAGATACATAATCTATTAAAGACTGGCAGGCTTAAGATATTCAGCAACCTATTCGAGCTGCTAGCAGAGATAAGGCAGTATCACACCAAGACAACGATCAAAGGTGGTATAGAGATTGTAAAAGTGCTTGATGATTTACTGGATGGACTGCGTTACGCCTACATGATGAGACGTTATGCCATCAGAATCTTTGATATCAATCAGAGCTACGTTGAGCCACAGCGGCTAATGAGCGGTGATATCTATGAGTAGTTGCACTAATTGTGTGGATATTAAGCCTACTTCATTAACCCATACTCGGTGCAGGTCATGTAATAAGTGGCGTCCAATGACCGTTAAAGAGCTTAATAAGGTGAAGGTGCGACATGGTAAGTAGAGCCCATAGACAAGAGCGTGACGAAGAGTTCGGTGAGGTTGAGCAATACAATGAACCTGAAGAGTCTGATGCGTACGAAGAAGGCTCTCTGCTTGCATATCTCGACATGGGTAACATCGTAGAGCACCTACCTTACCGAGATACTAAAGCTGCTGAGATATTAACTGATTACAACACAGCCCTTAACACGATGAGGGACTGGAAGAAATCATACGATGAAGCATTGAAGCTGGCCAAATTAGAGCCCAAGGCCAAGAAGAAAACCTTTCCCTTTGAGGGTGCCAGTACTGCAATGCTACCGTTTGTCACAGAGGCTATGCTTGATTTCAACTCAAGAGCCGCACCTGAGTTAGCTTTTGCCAAGAAAATTGTTTCAGCCAAGACCTATGGCGAGAAAACCGACGAGAAAGAAGCTAGGGCAGATCGAGTAGCGCGTTACGTCAATCATCAGCTAGGCGAGAGCATGCCACAGTGGCGAGATGAGCAAGACAACAATATGTTCATTCTTCCTTGTGTGGGTACATCGTATAAGAAGACCTACTACGACTATGACACCAAAGAGGTGAAGTCTGACCTATGTTTAGCTGATGAGATTGTATTCAACCAAGATTATAAATCATTTGAGAAAGCCCCCGATAAGTATGAAGAAAAGTCTTATACCAAGAATGAGATCATCGGCTTTATTCGTGGCGAGCTAGATTGGGATATCGAAGAAGAATCATTGGATGATGAAGATGATGATGAAAAGTTCATTGAGGCGTACACCTGGTGCGATGTAGACGACGATGGACTGGAAGAACCCTATTACATAGTAGTGAGAAAGAAAGACTCTAGTGCTGTTTATATGCGCCCTCTGTTCGATGAAGACACGTTGCTGATTAATGAGGAAGGTGAGGTCATTAAGGCTGAGATGATCCAGATCTTCACTCAATATCGATTTATACCTGATCCTGCCGGTGGTCCAATGGGTATGGGCTGGGGAATATTATTAGGTTCGATGTTTAAAGCGATCAATACCAACCTACGACAGCAGATTGATGCCGGCGTGTTGATGACGACTGCGTCTAATTCTGGCCTTATTGATATGAATACGACTTCAGGGCGTGGTAATTCGGTACAGTCTGGCCCTATTAAGGTGAAGATGGGGCAATTAACGCCTATTCAAGGTAGAGGGAATGGTTCCCTATCCCAAAATGTTGTTCAGTTCCCCTTTAGTGGGCCTAGCCCCTCAATGTTTCAAATGATGGAGTATTTAACACAATCAGCAAGAAGCATGATTGTTGCGGCTGTTGATATTGAGGCTAACCCTGGTGAGGCTCAAGGCCTTTATTTGGCGAGACTACAGCAGGGACTTAAGAAGCCTAACGTCATTATCATGCGTATCTATGAATGCGCCAAAGATGAGCTAAGAGCCATTGGGTTACTGAACTGGAAGCATTATGACGATGAATTGTATAAGAAGGTATTAGATGTTGATGCATCCATGGAGGCCGACTTTAATCCTGAAGACTGTGACATAGAATTAATTGCCGACCCTTCACAAGGTAGCGACATAGAGCGCGCAGCCCGCGCAGCCGCAATATTAGAAGAAGCCAAGACCCAACCCTCTCAAATCCTTAACCTCCGTCAAGCCTATCTAGCATGGCTAGAAACACTACAGCTTCAAGAGGAAGATATTGAATTACTCGCCCCAGAACCTCAAGGCCCCAGTGAGCAAGAGAAGCTCATTATGGCTCAACAGGCTATGGATGCGGAGTTTAGACAGCGTGACCAGGCATTAAGAGAGCAGGGTCAGAAATTACAATATGCCAAGATGCAAGTAGAACAGGCTAAGCAAGCCACTGAGACCGCCAAAGCAATGGCAGACGCCGGCATTAAAGCGGATAAGACAGAAGCCGAAGTGGCTGAAATCTATTCAAGAGCGTTAAAGAATCTGTTTGATATTGGGGTAAGTGATCCCCTACAGGCTGTTAAGCAGATCGAAGCAACTTTTATAAACGATGCCGAAAGAGGGATAAATTATGGAGCAAGAGACTCCACAATACCCGCAAGTAACCCCTGAGCAAATCCAGCTGTGGGTGGCTAATGCGGTAACCCAAGCTTATCTTCAATGTCTTGAACTCAAGATGCTGGATGTACGCGATAATGCCAGTGATGGCGCTATCGTAGACTCTTCTAGTGCCGATTTAACCCACGCTATGATTCATGAGAACTTAGGGCAACAGCAGGCGCTTATTACCTCTGGTGATTACCTTGGGCTGCTTAATAGTTATGGCATGGTTATGGAGACTGCAGATGCTTGATATCACAGATGAACAGGTTAACTCCATACGCCAGCAGTTAGGCAAAGCTCAAATAACAGCGGTTGGTTATCGATTGATGGTTAAGCCCATTAATGCTACTCGGGGCATGGAAGGGGTAGAAACGGAGAATATGCCAGAGTTGGCAAAGGCTGGATTCATTACCAAGAGTGATGACGAGGCATCAAGGCAAACAAAAGGCTCTGATGTGGGTCTTATCGTTAATGCAGGCCCTAACTGTTACGCCGTTGGCATGCTTAAAGACTGTGAGCCATGGGCAGCAGAGGGTGATGTGGTTATATTCCCACGGTATGCGGGACATAGCTGTGAACTACCACCAGGCTCAGGTAATTATTACCAATTTATGGCCGATGATGACTTAGTGGGCAAATATGAGGGGATAGAACTGTGAGCGATAAAATGGATGTAAATATAGCCGAATTAAAGATAGGTCAAAAAGTTTGTTATCAGCCGGGCCACTTCTCAAAAACTGAGTATGAGAACGGAATGGTAAAAGAAATACCTAATCATACTAATACCTCGGTGCGGGTTGTCTATAACTGTGCAGGTAATTGGGACAAATTCAAAGACTATACAAGCGCCCTAACTAACATAATTGATCTAAGTTTAGGCTGGAAACACCAAGACGCCTAACGCGCAATAAGTAATAGAGCGGAGAGATAGAAATGAACGATGAAATGAATGCAGCATTAGATGAGCTGGGAATTCCTGGTGGTGATGAGCCGCCTATCAATGAATACAAAGAAACTGTTGTCCCTGCTGCTATTGAACCAGAACCAGAACCAGAGCCTATCAAAGAGCCAGAGCCAGAGCCAGAAGCTAACCCTAAAGGCTTTCTTGACCATGCGGCCTATGTTGAGAAGAATGGTAACGATGACGGCTGGCGTGGTAAAGATGCTTATAGTGCTGAGTATAATCGTATCCAAGATAACAAGAGTTTACGCCAAGAAATAAAGGGCATGAACGATTTATTGCGGCAAACGGTTGATGCCACTACTTCTATGCAGGAGAGCGCCTATCAGCGCGGTATGACTGAGGCTAAGACAGAGCTCGATAAGGCTATTGAGGACGACGATGTTACCGCTGTCATTGCTGCTAAGGACAAGATGGCCGATTTAACGCCTCCCCAGGCCGCACACAAAGTAAATCCTATTCACTCTGATTTCTTTACCTCTAATTCAGTACTCGATAACGCAAGTGCTCAGTTCGATAGTGAGATTATGGGAGAGTTTGAGCGTATTTATAACGGTAGATTGCAAGCGGATGGGGTGAGGCAAGATCAACAGTTAAGTGACCGTGCCATTCAAGGCTATATGAACTCAGCATTAAAGAGTGCTAAAGAGTTATTCCCTGACAAGTTTGTATCGCCTCGTAACAGCCGGCAGACAAACATACCTAACAAAAAGCGCGCAGCACCGACTAAATCAGCCGCTGACGGCATTAAAAGCATGCATATAACCACCAAGAACCCTCGGGATACTAATGCGCTAAGCGACGTTTACGAGGAAATAAAGAAAAGAGATCCAAAAGAGGCTGAAAGATTCGCAGCAAAAATGGAGCAATTAGGATGAGTAAGCAACATCAATCAGACCGTAAGAAGGCCACGCCCTTAGAACTAGGCGCTATATCATTGAATGGTAAGAAACGTATTGATATTACCGCTTATCAGGAGAAATACCCAGGTAAGAAGTTTTGTGTCATTAACGACATGGATGGCGACGTGCAAAAGTACATTGATGCAGGGTTTGATGCTGTCGAAGTGACCACTCGTAGTGAGCGACACTTTAAAGGTCTAACCGATAGAAACACGGGTGAATGGGCGCGTTGGGTAGTAGGCACTAATGAAGGTGGCCAGGCCATGCATGCTTATTTACTGATGATCGACAAAGATGCCTATCAAAAGATTATTATTGACCCGGTTAAACGGCGTAATCTTGAGATTAGGAACGCTATGGGAACCGGTAAAGCGAGTGCTAGTGATCGAGATGGTTCTAATCTGGAAACATACGCGGCTAACCTGCCCACGGGTGGACAAGGTATCGATATTCAGGTGCCAGAATTTAACAAATTATCATAACTTGACATTTAATCTTTTTTAGCATAAGCATTGTATATGCGCCAAGCGTGCGCCCGTTTTTTTCGTTGAGAGTCAAAAGCGACTCAAGACAATAAAAGCCCCCTCGAAAGGTAGGTTGGCAGTAAATAACCTTATTCTTTTTTGGGAGGCCCCATGGCTAACTCAGATATTGCATTTGGATTTGTACCCATCGGCACGACCGATGGTGCAGATTATCATGGCAAAATGCGAGATGTTGAATTTCTCGCCGCAGACGCTGTTGCCTGTTTCTTAGGTGACATGGTCAAACTCACAGGTACTACCGGCACCGATGGCTTTACGCCCGTTGTAGCGCAGGCTGCAGCAGGGGACGCAATCATTGGCGCGATTGTAGAATTCGTTCCTGACTTCGAAGATGAATCTTTCCTAACTGCAGGCTCTAATCGCCTGGCATCAACGGCGCGTAAAGCGCGTGTTTGTTGGGGCTCTGATGTTCTGTATACAGCTCAAGCAAGCACTACGCTCGTTGCTGCAGATGCAGGTCAGAATGCCGACCTCGTTGTTGCTGCAGGAAGCACGATCACCGGCATTTCAGCGATGGAGATTGGCGCGGTCATTGCAGCAGGCGCGACAGGCCAGCTACGACTACACCGTGTTACTAATACAACAACCAATGAATTGGGGGCTGACGCCGAATGGGTCGTCAGTATAAACGAAGATCAAGATGACCACGGTACAGGGGTATAAGCCATGAGTGTTCCAGTAGGTTCAATTGTAACGCAAGGCTCTGAGGCTCGATTACTCCAAGAAGGTATCAACGCCATTGCAACCATCGAATATAAAGACTATCCGATGGAAAAGGACAAGATCTTTACCATGAAAACCTCAGACAAAGCTTACGAGCTTGATGTAAGTTTGAGTGGTACAGGTTTTGCCAGTCTTAAACCTGAAGGTACTGCCATCCAATACGATGGAGAGAAACAGGACTTCGCAACTACCTATGTGCATGCAGTCTTTGCAATAGGTACCATCATCACGATGGAAGCACAGATGAACAATCTGTATAGGGACTTGATTACGCAATCAGGCCGTCTGCTTAAACGTTCATTAGTTCACACCGATGAGCAATTAGCGGCTGATGTCATCAATAACTCATACGATTCGGCGTTTCCCATAGGCGATGGACAGGCACTCTTTAGCCAGAATCATGTTCTGGGTAAAGGTGGTGTATTCGCCAATGCTAATGCAGCATTTGTGGCTTTAAGTCAAACCTCAGTAGAGGATGCGCTGATTGAGATTGAAGATTACAGAGACGGTGCCGGTCTATTGATCGATGCCAAAGGTGTTTCTCTGCACATCCCACGTCAATTACGCTTCACTGCAGACCGCATTCTAGCATCACGGTTTGAACCCGCGACTGCCAACAACGCGGTTAACCCTGTTGCACAGATATTCCCTCAAGGCTATCACGTCAACCACCGTTTCACTTCTGGAACAGAGTGGTTTATCAAAACAGACGTGGAAGATGGCTTTACGGAATTCGACCGCATGGGCTACACGTTTGATACTGATAACGATTTTGGTACTTCAAACTATCGGCACAAAGGTATGTTCTACAAATCCTACGGCATTACGGACCCACGCGCAGCCTTCGGTAGTGGCCAGTAGGTTTTAAACCATTATGCGTTTTATACAAGGGGCTGTAATAGCCCCTTTTTGCATAGAAAAGGTGACATATGAGTGCAATTAAATACGATTTTAGTATCCCAACGACTGAAACCCAAGTCTTTCAGATGGATCGATGGGGCTACCCTGCTTACACCATCCAGGTAACGGCCGGCAGTGCATTGGTTGAAGGGACTACAGCGCGAGTCAATCAAGGT